GTTTCCCAGTCACGATCGAGAGTTCATACCCGAAACAGGCGAATTCCGCTTCCGCACCCTCATCCTCCTCGTCGCCCGCCAAAACGGGAAAAGCATGATCCTCGCCATTCTCTCCCTGTGGTGGATGTACGTGTTCGGCCGGCCCCTCACTATCGGAACCGCCCAAAACCTCGACGTCGCCGAAGAACAATGGGGTGTAGCGGTCCAACTGGCGAACTCCGTCACCGAACTCAAAGACGAAATCGAACACGTCGACCGGACCAACGGCAAAAAGGCGCTCCGCCTCGTCGGCGGCCAACGCTACAAAGTCGCCGCATCATCCCGCCGCGGGGGCCGTGGACTCTCCGGTGACCTGGTCCTCCTCGACGAACTCCGAGAACACCAGTCATGGGACGCATGGGGTGCAGTCACCAAAACCACCATGGCCCGGGCCCACGCCCAAATCTGGGGAGCATCGAACGCCGGCGACGCCGCCTCGATAGTCCTACGCCACCTCCGCAAACTCGCCCACATCGCACTCGGCGACCCCGACGGACTCTCCATCGAAGACGAACCCGACCCCGAAGGCACCGACGTCGACGACGACTCCCTCGCGATCTTCGAATGGTCCGCCCCACCAGGATCCCCGATCAACGACCGGGACGGCTGGGCGCAAGCCAACCCCTCCCTCGGCCACGGAATCACAGAACGAGCGATCCTCGCCGCGATGAGAACCGACCCCGAATGGGTGTTCCGCATGGAAGTCCTCTGCCAATTCCTAGACCACACCGCCGAAGGACCCTTCCCCGCCGGCACCTGGGAAGCCTGCGCCGACACTGACTCCGAAATCCCACCAGATGCCAACATCACCGCCAGCGTCGACGTGTCCTGGGATCGGTCCCTCGCCCACGTTGCCATAGCCGGATTCCGAGACGACGGCCTCCCCCACGTCGAAATCGTCGCTACCGGCGAAGGCCTCGAATGGGTCGTCCCATGGTTCACCGACAACCAACACCCCCACCGGAAACAGTGGTCGACGGCAGTCCAAACCAAAAACGCTCCGGCATCCAGTCTCATCAAAGACCTCACCGAAGCCGGCATCGAAGTCGTCGAATGGGACGGTGTCGAAGGCACACCCGAGTTCTACGACCTAGTCCGCTCCGCAGACCCCGAGACCAACGAGAAACCGCAACCGGGCCTGGCACACCGAGATCAGCCAGCTCTCAACGCCGCCGCCGCCAATGCTGCCACCCGTCCCAGGGGCGACACGTGGACATGGGACAGACGCAGGTCCTCGATCGACATTTCTCCTCTGGTCGCCGCCACCGCAGCTGTCTGGGCCGCCACATCGGTCGAACCCGAAAGCGACCCCGCCGACTCGGTCTTCTAAACCGGAGGAAAACTTGAAGCAGAAACTCTCCTCAGCACTCGAGATCGTCGGGACGTGCCTGATCGTCGGGGCCATCTACATCAGCCATGGACTCGCAGCCGCCGGGCTCACAGCAGGTGTCGCATCCATCGTTTTCGGTATTGCTCTAGCTGGTCCACTGCGGCGTAGACCGCGATGAGCATCCTCCGCAACCTCGCGCCACCAGCAGAACAACGCGCAGCCACACTCTCAGAAGCCCTCCTCGCCCTCCGCGAAGGACGAACCGGTGGACGCGGCTACGAAACCCCGTTACTCATCTCAGCGGAAAGCTCCCTCCGCCACTCCGCCGTGTGGAGCTCGGTCAACCTGATCGCTGACCTCATCTCAACGCTGCCCCTCGACGAATTCCGCAAAACGTCAGGGAGACCAGTCAAAGAAGAAGACCCCTCCCCCCTCCTGACCGGACCCAACGACCTCCTCGACGCCGACGCTGTCTGGCGGCAGTCCCTCATCTCCAAACTGCTCAGAGGCAACGGGTGGGGTCTCATCACCGAACGAGACGACCTCCTCTACCCCCTCAAAACCGAAATCCTCCACCCCGACGAAGTCCACGTCCGCCGGAAAGGAAAACTGGGCCAACTCGAAGTTCGATGGAACGGGGTCACCCTCTCCCCCGACGAATACTGGCGGACCACCGGGTACACATTCCCCGGATCCCCAATCGGGCTCTCCCCCATCACCTACGTCGCGGAAACGATCGGACTAGGCAAAGTAGCCCAACAGTTCGCAGCCGACTGGTTCGCCGACGGCGGACACCCCTCCGCCATCTTGACCAACGAGAAAAAGACCACTGCCGAAGGCGCCCAAAAAGTCAAGAACGTTTTCAAAGCCGCCACCAGCGGAAACCGGGAACCAGCAGTCATGGGCGACGGGTGGAGGTACGAAGCCATCCAAATCAACCCCGAAGAATCCCAGTTCCTCGACACCATCAAAGCCAACCGAGCTGTCATCGCCACAATCTTCGGACTCCGCCCCGAAGACGTCGGCGAATCCTCCGGGGACTCCCAAACCTACGCCAACGTCGAACAACGCCAGATCTCCCGGCTCGTCTACCCGATCGGACAATGGGTCATCCGCCTCGAGAACGCCCTAACCAAACTCCTCCGACCAGGACGGTTCGCCAAATTCAACGTAGACGCGCTCGTCCGAGTCGACCTAGCCAACCGCTACCGGGCACACGACTCCGCCATCCGCGCCGGTTGGAAGAACCGCAACGAAATCCGCGAACTAGAAGACCTCAAACCGATCGACGCCGACGACGAAGGCGACGCATACCTGTGGCCGCCATACCGGGCGTTCCCATTAGAAACCGACGAAGGAGCAGCAAGTGCCACGTGACCTCAGAAACCTTCCCGACCAAGTCGTCGAACGACTCAACAACGCCTTCGGAGAGGACCAGCTCGCAGAACCCGTCCCCGGATTCGACATCATCCTCTCCCACCGCAACGCCCGCACCGAAGACCGCCGCAGCGGCCGCAACGTCGAACTAAGAGCCGACGACGACGGCAACCCGATCATCGACGGTTACGCCACCATCTACGAAGTCGAATACGACGTGTTCGGCGGTCCCCCATTCGGATGGACAGAAGAATTCTCCCGGGGATCCTGCGACAAAAGCGTCGACGAACGAGACGACGTTCGCCTCCTCATCAACCACGACTCCCGCACCGCCGCCGGAGTACCCCTCGGCCGTCGGTCAGTCGACGCCACAACTCTCGACCTCGAATCGGACAAAGTCGGCCTCAGAGTCGAATCAACCCTCGACGGGAAAAGCCCCATCGTCGCAGGACTCACCTCGGCGATGAGACGCGAAGACATCGACCAGATGAGCCTCGCCTTCCGGGCACTCCGCCAGGAATGGAACGACGATTTCACCCACCGGATCATCCGCGAAGCCCAACTCTTCGACGTTTCCGTGGTCGCCTACCCAGCCAACCCCGCAACCGTCGTCCAACTCCGATCCGAAATACCACCACCCGAAAACCGGGACGCAGTTTCGGTGTCGCTAGCTCGTTCCCAACTCGAGCTGGTGACACTCGCCAAATAGACCACAACCCGCCACGCCGCCCACGCGCCGGATCCCACGCCGACAAACCCCGTTTTTGTCACCTGGAGTCCACCCGTCTGGCACCTGACCGGGAACCAACCCAACCAGAAGGGAAAACCCATGAACCTGCTACAGGAAATCCGCGCCAAAATCAAGAAAACCCTCGATGATCGAGCTGCAAAAGAAGCAGAACTCAAGTCGATCGTCGACGGTGCTGAAGAGCGCGGCGACGGAGACCTCACCGAAGAGGAATCCCAGAAGTTCGGTGAGATCCGCAAAGAGATCGCCGATCTCGATGAGCAACGCTCCAAATACGAAGCCCGCGAAAAAGAGCTCGCTGACGAGGACGAAGCCCGCAAAAAGGCTGACGAAGCCCGCAAACGGTACGAACCCGACCCGGCCAACCCCGACAAGCGCACAGAGCCGAGGGTGCAGGTCAACGAGCCGAGCACGTACCGCGAAGGCGGAGGCCACTCGTTCTTCTCAGATGCGTTCCGCGCCTTCGGGAAACGAGGCAACACCGACTTCGCTGCCGCTGAAAGGCTCAAGAAGCATCAGCGGGAGATGGAAGTGCTGGGCATCGAAGCCCGCAACGACCCAGAACAGCGTGACGTCGGCACCGGAGCCTTCGGTGGGCTAGTAGTCCCCCAGTACTTGGTCGACGACTTCGCACCAGTGCTCAGAAACGGGCGAGCGTTCATCAACGCCCTTCGCTCCGAGCCGCTCCCCGCAGAAGGCATGAACCTCATCATCCCCCGCGGCGAGACCGGAGTCAGCGTTGCCCCCCAGGCCACAGAAAACGCTGCCGTGTCCGAAACCGACCTCGACTACGACAACGACCTCACCATCCCGGTGAGAACGTTCGCAGGACAGCAAGACGTGTCCCGCCAGTCACTCGAGAGAGGCACACCCGGAATCGACCGGCTCATCTACAACGATCTCGTCGGAGCGTACGCAGCCGCAATGGACGCGTCAGCGATCGCCGACGACGGAACGTCCGGCACCCACAAGGGAGTCCTCAACGCGACCGGTGTCAACTCGGTGACCTACACCGACGCCTCACCGACAGTCGCTGAGATCTACCCCAAACTGGCCGACGCCGTCCAGCAGATCGCCGGCAACCGGAAAATGTCCGCCAACCTGTGGGTCATGCACCCCCGCCGGTGGGGCTGGTTCCTGGCGTCACTCGACACCAGCAACCGTCCACTGATCGTCCCCGACGCTGGTCAAGCACGCAACGCCATGGGCGACGCAGCCGCCAACTTCGGAGAAGGCCAACTGGTCGGACTACTGCAAGGACTCCCCGTCCTTGTCGACGCTAACGTTCCAACCGACCTCGGAGGCGGCACCGAAGACCGGATCATCGGTCTCCGCTCGACCGACCCGATCATCTGGGAAGAAGGCGACGGAATGCCCAAGGAGCTCTCCTTCGAGGAGACCGCCGGCGGCAACCTCACCGTCAAACTGGTCGTCTACGGATACTCGGCATTCACCGCCGAGCGGTACGCCAACGCGGTGTCCGTCATCGCCGGCACCGGCCTGATCGCGCCGACCTTCTAGACCACCCCAGCAACCCGCTGACAAAGAGGGCAAGCAGGAACCGCCGGTTGGTTCTCTGCTTGCCCTCTCCAGCGAAAGGAGACCCCAAGTGGGAGAAAACATCAACCGAGTGCTCGCTGGTCTGGAAAACGAACTGGGCTACGCCACTCAGGCAGGCGACAAGAAGAAGGCCGCAGAGGTCAAGAAATCGATCAAAGCGGCCAAAGCCGACCTCGCCAAGGCCGAACAGGCCGAAACGGCCGACGAGGCGCCTGAAGGCGACTCCGACCCCGAATCAGCCCCCGAAGAGGAGGGGAACTAGATGCAACCCGACAAAATGCGTCTCACGGACGGTGTAACAGCAGTCCTTGGGAAACTCACCGGCAAACGGTCGACTCGAGGACCTAAATCCAAATTCGACATCCGAGCCAACGTCGAGGTCACCCTCCGCGACGAATTCGGGAACATAAAGTTCCACGAACGCGGTGAGAACCTGGTCACCGACTACGGCGACGAGCACATCGCCAACCGGATCTTCGACGACGCCCAAGACATCGTCACGGGTATGCGTCTCGGGACCGGTTCGACTGCAGCCTCCAAGTCAGGTGCGGGTGCGGCGATCGTTACCTACATCTCAGGATCCCAAGAGGCCCTCGACGCCGCAGCGACCGAATCCGACCTTGGAGGAGGGTCAGGTCACCGTGTAATCCACGTTTGCACCTGGGTCGCAGGAGATGTCACCAACTCAGCGATCGCCGAGGTGGTCCTCACTGACGAAACCCCACTCACCGATGTCGCCGGCGTCGCCGGTAACACGGTGGCCAGGTTCGTTTTCGGATCCACCATCGACAAGCAAGTCGGTGACTCCCTCGAGGTCACCTGGAACATCGACATCCTGGGCGCCTAGAACCCATGGCCAAACGACACGACCACGTCTACGGCAAGGTCGTCAACCAGACCGAAGACGGCAAAACCGAAAAGTGGGAAGCCTGCAGGATCTGCGGCAAGAAGAAACCGGCCAAATAGCCACAAACCGGGAGGATGACCGACCGGCTTGACGCCCGGTCTCGTAAGTGAGGTCTCATGGGTGACATCAAAATCCAGCGAGGCGTCACAACCGTTTCCAGCGACGGGACCACCGCCACACTCGGCGAGTCCGTTTCGTCGCTGGACAACGCCTTCGTTGTTATCACCGGCAACCGACACGTTGGTTCTGGTGCTTCGACAGGGAACATGGAAGGCGACGACCTTGCTGTCCAAGCCCGCCTAACCGGTGTCGACACAATTACATTCGATCGGCCCTCCCCAACTCCAGGGATCAACACGATCGTCCGGTGGGAAGTGTGGGAGTACACCGGTGCACCGGGCGGAGCCAACGAGTTCATCGTCCGATCAAGAGATGAGCTCACCGAAACCGCAGGCTCCGCCACAGCAACACTGACCAACACCCCCACCAACATTGACGACTGCATCCCGTTCATAAACGGGGCGATGACCTCGGACACCGGCAACGGGGCGAACGGCATGGCCGTCAGAGCGTGGCTGTCAGGAGCGGCCACGCTGAATGGGTCTTGGGGCGAAACCGACACCACCACCAAGACCATGCATGTGACCACGGTCGAGTTCACCGGGTCCAACTGGTCGGTCGGCCACGGAACCGTAACCGGCCAAACCGCCGATTCAGGCACGATCAACCTTGTCACCGGAGCCGACGGGATCTCCGGATCCACATTCGATGTCAGTGACTGGGCCACAGCGATCATCGCATCATGGGGTCACGCCGGCGACGGAACCAACGAAGCGATCGCAGACAACTGGCCACGTCTCGAACCCGGAGCCAACACCACCTCCGTCGCCTACACCTTCGACGCTAACCACGACGGGTCCGACGACGACATCACCGTCCACGTCCTCCAACACGACGACGTGGCAGTAACCAGGTTCAACAGCACAGGAAACGCCGCCGGCACCACCAACGTCGACATCACCTCAGCCGGGCTGACCAACCTCGCTGAGTCATCAGTATTAGCAACAGCCACCTCGAGCGGAGGCGGAACAGCATACGCCAGAGGATGGCGCACCTATCGCCTCACCTCACTGACCAACGTCGAACACCACTGCGGCCGGTCAGGGAACACGATCAACCACCGGATCCAGGTCATCGACTGGTCCGGGGATGGATCGTGACTGGGAAAC